TTGAAATGTATATTCAAGCACATGTGGGCATGAAACAAGATGGGACATTTGGTGATTGTTATTTTAACGAATTATTAAACGATTGGGCTAGATTCGATATAAATAAAAGAACAAAACATGATGCATCTATTAGTTCTGGTTTGGCTATTATGGCTAACAATAGACATCTATATAAGCCAAACGCACCAATACAAAAACCCAAATTAAACATAAATATTGCCAAATATCAAAACAAAGGCAATATGTCTAAATTAATCAAAAAATAAACATGGCAGATTCTGTTACAAAAAGTTATTTTCCAAGTCAAGTCGTTAGTGATAGCGAAAAAGCTTCACATGAGTACGGGTTAAAAGTAGCTAAAGCTGTTGAGCAAGAATGGTTTAATGCTGATACAGGTACTAATAAGTACGACAATTACAAAAACAATTTTCATAAACTAAGATTATACGCTAGAGGAGAGCAGTCAATCCAAAAATATAAGGATGAATTATCTATAAATGGTGATTTGTCCTATCTTAATTTAGACTGGAAACCAGTACCTATTATACCTAAATTTGTAGATATAGTTGTTAATGGTATATCAGAAAGAACTTATGATATTAAAGCTTATTCACAAGACCCTTATAGTTTAACAGAGAAAACAAACTATATGGAAGATATTTTAACAGACATGGAACTTCGTTCTTTTCATGAATTTAACGCAGAGTTTTATGGTTTGAATACAAGAGAAAGCACTGTTGATCTTCCTGAAACAAAAGAAGAGTTAGAGCTTCATATGCAATTAGATTATAAACAATCTATAGAATTAGCCGAAGAACAAGCTTTAAATTTACTTTTTGAAGGTAATAAATATGAACTAATTAAGAAAAGATTTTATTATGATCTTACGGTTCTTGGTATTGGGGCTGTTAAAACTAATTTTAATACATCTGAAGGTGTTACTATTGACTATGTTGATCCCGCAAATTTAGTATATTCTTATACTGAATCTCCTTATTTTGATGATATATATTACGCTGGAGAAGTTAAAACCATACCTTTAAATGAATTAATAAAACAATTTCCAGATTTAACGCAAAGTGAATTAGAAGATATTGTGAAAAATAAAAGTCACAATAAAAACAATAACTATACTAGAAATCACGCCAAAACAAACGATAGCAATACTGTTCAAGTTTTATATTTTAATTATAAAACATATATGAACGATACTTATAAAGTTAAAGAAACAGCTACAGGCGCGAACAAACTAATACCAAAATCAGATTCTTATAATCCTCCAAAAAATATGGAAGGAGATTATAGTAAAATCCAAAAATCAATAGAATGTCTTTACGATGGAGCTATAATATTAGGTACGGATAAATTACTCAGGTGGGATATGTCTAAAAACATGATGCGTCCTAAAAGCGATTATACTAAAGTTAAAATGAACTATGCTATTGTTGCACCAAGAATGTACGAGGGTAGAATAGAATCTTTAGTTAAACGTATCACCGGTTTTGCCGACATGATACAGCTTACACACTTAAAGTTACAACAAATTTTATCGCGTATGGTTCCCGATGGTGTTTATTTAGACGCTGATGGATTAGCTGAAATTGATTTAGGTAACGGAACAAATTACAATCCACAAGAAGCTTTAAATATGTTCTTCCAAACAGGATCTGTTATTGGTAGATCATATACACAAGATGGAGACATGAATGCTGGTAAAGTACCAATACAAGAAATAACAAGTGGAAATGGTGGTAATAAAATGCAGGCATTAATAGGTAATTATAATTATTACTTACAAATGATAAGAGATACCACCGGGTTAAACGAAGCAAGAGATGGTAGTATGCCTGATAAAAATGCTTTAGTTGGAATACAAAAACTTGCCGCAGCAAATTCAAACACCGCAACAAGGCATATATTACAATCTGGTTTATACTTAACAGCTGAAATTGCAGAATGTTTATCCTTAAGAATATCTGATATATTAGAATATTCCCCAACAAAAGATGCTTTTGTAAAATCTATAGGGGCACATAACGTTGCTACTTTAAAAGAAGTTAAAGATTTATATTTATATGACTTTGGTATATTTATAGAATTACAACCAGACGAGGAAGAAAAGGCTATGTTAGAAAACAATATTCAAATGGCTTTACAACAACAGAGTATAGATTTAGAAGATGCAATAGACGTTAGAGATATTAAAAGTGTAAAGTTAGCTAATCAAGTTTTAAAATTAAGAAGAGTTAAAAAGCAAGAAAAAGATAGGAAATTGCAATTAGAAAATATTGAAGCTCAAACAAAATCTAATGCACAAGCCGCTGAACAAGCCGCTCAAGTTGAAATGCAAAAAAATCAAGCTTTAACCTCTAGTAAAGCTGAATTAGCAAATGTAGAAAATCAATTAGAGATGAAAAGGATGCAGCAAGAGGTAGAATTTAAAAAAGAATTAATGGCTGTAGAGTTCCAATACAACATGCAATTACAGCAAGTTGAGAACCAAGTCCTTGATGGTAAAGAGAAAATGAAAGAAGATCGTAAAGATCAAAGAACAAAAATCCAAGCCACCCAACAAAGTGAAATGATTGAACAAAGAAATAGTGGAAAACCACCTAAAAACTTTGAGTCAGCAGGTAATGATACTTTAGGAGGTGGATTTGATTTAGGTGGCTTTGATCCTAGATAACAATTATTAATTATTATTATATTATATTATGGAAGAAAATGTAGAAAACGTAGTTGAAGAAACTACACAACCAACTGAACAAGTTGAAGAAACTAAAAAACCAAAAACTAATGAAGACGGCGATTATGTTGTCGATTTAAATAAACCAGAAGAAAATGAAATTAAAGAAGATAACCCTGTCGACGAGGGAGTGGCTGGAGTCGATGAAAATGCCGATACCACAGAAAAACAAGAAGAAGTACAACCGGAAGAAGAAACACAAGAAGGAACCCCAGTATTAGAAGAAATAACTGAAGAAGAAGTAAAAGATGAAGCAACTGAACTTACAGAAGAGTTATTAGATGCTAAGGTAGAAGAAGCAGAAACTGGGAAAAAAATACCTGAGAATTTACAAAAAGTTGTAGATTTTATGGAAGAAACCGGTGGTACACTAGAAGATTACGTACGTCTTAACCAAGATTATTCTAGTTATGACGACATGACAGTATTAAGAGAATACTATAAGCAAACAAAATCTCATTTATCATCAGATGAAATAGAATTTTTAATTGATGATTCATTCTCGTACGACGAGGAGACTGATGAAGATAGAGATATAAAAAAGAAAAAAATAGCGTTAAAAGAGCAAGTTGCCAACGCTAAAGCCCATCTGGACGGGCAAAAGTCCAAATACTATGAAGAAATTAAAGCTGGAAGCAAGTTGACTTCCGAGCAACAAAAAGCTATAAACTTCTTTAATAGATATAACAAAGAGTCGGAAGAAACTCAAAAAGTAGCAAAAACAAATACTGATATTTTTACAAAAAAGACTGATAATCTTTTTAACGATAAGTTCAAAGGTTTTGAATACGAAGTCGGAGATAAAAAATATAGATTTAACATTAAAGATGTTAACGATGTAAAGCAAACACAGAGTGATTTAAATAATTTTACTAAAAAGTTTTTAGATAAAAATTTAGCTCTTAGTGATGCTAAAGGTTACCATAAGTCATTGTTTACGGCTATGAATGCAGATGCTGTTGCTAATCATTTTTATGAACAAGGTAAAACTGACGCTATGAAAGATAGTGTTGCTAAAGCCAAAAATATAAGCATGAACCCTAGACAATCTCATGGAGAGGTTGAAGCTGGTGGTGTAAAAGTAAAAGTACTAGGAGACAACTCTTCTGATTTTAAGTTTAAAATTAAAAATAAATAATAAATTTAAAAAAACAAAATTATGGCAATTACTGCAGGAACTAATTTGAATAGTGTGCCCGCTCCAATAAAGCAAACACTATCTACAAATTATTTAGATCTCAACAGCACGTCTGGATGGGGTCAACAATATGTACCAGATCTAATGGAAAAAGAAGCTGAAGTTTTCGGACCGAGAACTATTTCAGGATTTCTTTCACAAGTTGGAGCTGAAGAAGCGATGACTGCTGACCAAGTTATTTGGTCTGAGCAAGGTCGTTTACATCTATCTTATTTATGTGATATTGACGACGGTGGAGACAACACTCCTACAGTTACAATTCAATCTGATATTGATGGAAATAATTATGCTGAAGCTGGTATTTCAGTAACACATGGTGTTAGATTAAACGACACTGTTGTTTTATCAAATGCTAATGGAGTTTACAAAGGTTTAGTGACAGGTTTTGCTGGTACTAACGATTGTGATGTTACTATCGCTATATATGACGGTAGTACAGTCGCTACACTAGCTACTAACAAAGGTACAACTTTAATGGTTTATGGTTCTGAATATGCTAAAGGTATGGCTTACTATACTGCTGCTGGTACAGCTGCTGCTGATACTAGAGGAGCTGTCGAACCAAAATTCAAAACTTTTTCTAACAAACCAATTATAATTAGAGATTACTATGAAATATCAGGATCTGATGCTTCTAAAATTGGTTGGGTTGAAGTAACTTCTGAAGGTGGTGCTTCTGGGTACTTATGGTACTTAAAAGCCGAAGCTGACACAAGAGCTCGTTTTACTGATCATTTAGAAATGGCAATGTTAGAAGGTGAACTTGGTGATGATAACTCTCACAACTTTGGTGCTGGTGGAGATGGAGCTGCTCAAGGAGTTGATGCTTGGCTTGGAAATGCAACTGGTTCTACAGTTGGAACTGAAGGTTTATTTGCTGCTGTCGAAGATAGAGGTAATACAACTTCAGGTGTAACTGGTGTTAATGCTGCTACTGATTTAGCTGAATTTGACGCTATATTAGCTGAATTCGATAAGCAAGGTGCTATTGAAGAAAATATGCTTTTTGTT